ATAAACTGGCTCCCTGCCCGTTGATTTCTGCCTGCTGACGTTAAAATCAAACGCGCCCATCTTTGCCGCAGCGCCTAATTTTGTAAATGTGCTGGAGCTTCCCTGCGTAAAACTTCCAAAGGGAAACGTGTAGGTATTGTCCTGCATGGTTCTGCTGCCCATAGCATTGCCGCTTATGTCCACTGGCCCCAATGTGGTCGCTCCATCAAGCCCAAGACGCACGGTTCTGGCCCTGTTCTCAACGTCAGCCTGACCATCCCTGTATTTCGTTTCTTCGGTAGTGTAGCCCATTGAGGGCGTAACGCTGCCCATGCTGCCATCAAATGTTCTGTATAAATCCAACTCAGATCGTGATTGATTGGGCCGTTTTTCAAAACGCATACTGCCAGAAACAGGAAGATTAAAATCATCAAATCTATTTTCAACATTTAATTTTGCAAATGCGCCCTGTCTCTCAGCCATCACGCCATTCCCTGTTGTTGGGGTGGCCCCTGCATGGGGGGCTGCTGCGGTGCGGAAACTTGTGCGGCGTCTGATATGGCCGTCAAGGCACCCATTTCACCAGCGCCCATGCGCTTGCGAATTTCTGCCACTTTATTCATTAAATATTTATTCATGTCTATGGGTGGCTGACCCCCACCTTGGGAGGGAGGTGGGGGCTGACCACCCTGCGCTTGCTCTGTCGGCAAACCGCCGAAGGCGGCAGGATTAATGGGGGGCAAATTATATCGTGGGGGGTACATTCTTCATTGCCTCCATTTGAATTTTCGCGGCGTTTTTCTCTCGCTCAAGCTGCAATTCGGCCTCCAGCTTTGTGACCTTCGCCTGCAAGTCGGCCTGCGCCTTTGCCATTTCGATCTGCATATCTTGCCGCGCTTCAGCCTGCTTGATCTCAATGTTGGATTTGGCCTTGGCCTGATCGGCTGCAATTTGCGCCTGCGTTCTGGCCGTGAGGGCTTCGGTCTCCAGCTTTGCCAATTGCTGCGCGTATTGCAGAGGATCGCCCTGCCCCTGTTGCTGCTGACCCGCCGCCCTGATGGCTTCGATCTGCTTCATTTGGGGTGCGGCCCTGACCACTTCTGCGGCCCGTTGGCTAATGAGGCGATCCTGCTCTGGATCAACATTCTCAAACTTGAAGTCGGGGTCTTTGAAGTTTGGCAGTGGGGGCAGTTCCATTGCCACGCCTGCCTGCATTCTGAGGCGGTACAGCAGCGCGATATGCTCCGCGATGTGGGCCATTAGAATTGGCTGCATTCCCTTGTGCGCTGGATTGCTGCCCAGTGACGGGTCTTGCAGGAACTGCATATGCACGGCGATGTGCGCCTCATGGTCCTGCTCAATAAAGGCGCGAATTGGCTTGCCATACATCACCGACATGTTTTCATCGATGGGGTCCATCTGGACCGCCTCTTCTGGTTTTTTCAGTATTTCATCGATGTTCTGAATGCGGATCGCCTCGTACATCCGCTTGTACGCCTCGTACATATCGTGAAGCTGCGGTGCGGCCTGCGCCATTTGCAGAACGGCCTGCGCCTGCGCGATGCGCTGGGCGGTGCTGAATATATTTGGGTCGGACACAGGCACGATATCAATGCGGTCATCAAAGTCGGCTGCATAGATCGTTTCGGCTGCTCCAGCGCGTGAGAACGTAAACTCTTCTGGCAGATTTTCTGCGTTTAGATTTGATAAGAGTTTAAATTCTTGGCCCTGCGAGTAGTGCAGGCGCTTGTGAATTGCGCTGAACGCCTTCGATCCCTGCTCAATTAGGGCAACCGTTGATCCCACTGGAGCGTTTGGATTTACGTCACCGACATTGAGATCGGCTGTGGATGCAAAGCGTTGGCCTGCCTCAACCATAAAGCCCAACAGATTAAACAGCGAACCTGACGGCTCCTTAAACGGCAGCGGCATGATGGCCTTCGTCACGTCATCGACGGTACTGTCGAGATCGACAAATTCACCGGGGGATACTTGCAGGTCGCCGCCAGTCACACGGCCACGCAGCTTGAACCCGCCCTGCATATTTGCGAATGCGGCACTGTCGAGCAGGGCGCGAAGCGATCCTGTCGCCGCTTTGCCCAGACCGCCAATCATGTGATAGAGGCCAAAGCCGTAGAACCCAAGTCCCGGCAGGAACTTGTACGACACGAACCAGTCGCGGCGTTTCTTTAGCTCATCGTCTTCGCGCCAATTGCGCCTGACCGACACGATCTTTTGATTGTCGTAATCGATGGTAATGACATAGGGCAGGGCGACAGCGTTATCGTCCTCATCCTCTTCATCCATTTCTTCGCCATCAATGCCGTCGAACAAATCATAGACGTGCATTTCCAGCAGTGTGATTATGTCATCATTGCTATCGTCGTATTCATCAACGCCTTCGATCTCGCCAATAACGCTGTCGGCTGGATCGACATCATCGCTGCCTGCATCGCTGGTCTGGAGGTAGTAGCCGTTTTGAACATAGCGATTGTAGTCGTTCTTTGGCATTCTAATGACGTGGGTATAGCGTGGGGATGTGTAGAGGTCTTTGCTTTCTGGTGCCACGCAGAAGTCTTCTGCCTTGACGAACTGGCTGCATTGCCTGTCGAGGTTTACGTCCCACCAAACCTTTTTGAACGTCTGGCCGACCAGCGGTAGGTGAAACAGCATTTGATCCAGATCGGGAAAGTATTCGGGCATTTCCTCTGTGATCTGATAATTCATAAATTCTCTGACCCTGCGGCCCTGCTCTTCGATTTCCTCGTCTGGCTGACCAATGATGACCGACTTGATTGGGCCACCTGACGGGTAAAGCTCTGCGATGGCCTTGGCGTTAAACTGGGTTGCTGCTTCTGCGATCAGGGGGTGAACAACGATGGACAGGCCACGGGTGGCCCTCTCGTCTTCGCCCTCGTCTAGCCCCCCGTCTGGGTCTAAGGTTTTGAGGCCAGCCTTGTAGCGTGTCTTCCACTCGTCCCGTGCGGCCTCATCGTTTTCGTAAAAGCTGACAAGCTCCGCACCCTTGGCCGATAGCTCCCGTGCGTCGATCTCTTCTGCGAGATTTGCATCAAAGCCGTTGTCGCTTTCTTCGATTACGTCAAGCTCTGGATCACCGATTAGCACGTCACCGTCTGGGAGGGTCTCTACCATCAGGTCATCTGCGGGTGCGCCTTCGGCAAACGGGATTACATTTGGATCAGCCATATAAAGTTATCCTTTGCGGTTCTTGATAATCGTCCTCGTCGGGGTCTTCTGTGTGACCAAGGAACCAGCCCTTACGCAGTCTTAGCCATGCTTGGGTGCAAGTGTCAACGATATCATCATTTGGGTGAGCGGGGAAGGCGGCACATATTGAGATCAAATCTTCGGCCCATTTGCGCTTGGGATAGAATATTCTGCCGTCTTCCAACAGGGCAGATGCGGCGTGTGCGCGAGCTTCCTTATCACGGTCTGGGCTGTACGCCAGCACTGGCACCCCTGCCATTCTGAGGTCTTGCAGGAGGCTCTGCCCTGACGCCTTCTTCTCTATCAAGACTGCGTCTGGCTCCCAGTCATCGTATGCCTCCTGCGCCAGCTTGCGTAGCTCTGGGTAGTTAACTTTATCGTACCACGCCTCCAGCACGATGGCGCAGTCGTATCCTTGGTACTTAAATACGCCCCAAGTCGTTCTGGCGCTGAAGCTGGAGCTTTCCTTTGTTTCAAAGGCTGTGTCCCAAGACTGAATTACATATTCGATATTTTCGGGGAGGTCTTCCTTTTCCCACGGCACCCACCAGCTTGACTTGAGGATACCACCGCCCTTGGGGCTTGGCCGCTGCTGTAGCTGCCCTGCGGCTGCGTAAGAGCCAAGGCTGCGCTCTAGGGTGGTCAGGGTCTTTTCGTCCATCCTATCGGGCCAGAGAAGCTCTCCCTCTTTTGTGCGGGGGTCTGTAAAGCCAAGGGTTGATCTGTTGGGCGTGGGCTGGCCGATTTCATATCTGGCAGGCAGGCATAGGTGATCCCATTCGTTGCCTAGCTCATTGGCGAGTATATGGCCCGTGAGGTCTTGTTCGTGCAATCTTTGCATGATGATGACAAACGCGCCCGTCTGTGGATCGTTGAGGCGCGTCTGCATGGCCTGATCCCACCACTCCAGCACACCCTCCCTGACGGCGCTGCTGTCGGCCTCCACACTGTTGTGTGGGTCATCGATACAGATAATGTCACCACCATCACCAGTTAGCGCACCACCGACACTGGTCGCGATTCTATAGCCTGTTTGATCATTTTCAAACCGCTGCTTCTGGTTTTGATCGTCGGTCAGCTTAAACTTGTCCCCGAAGTGCGCCTTGTACCACGGGCTATCGATTAGCCTTCGGCACTTGGTGCTATCCCTGATCGACAGGGAGGCGGCATACGACGCATAGAGGAACTTCTTGGATGGTTGTGTGGCCCAAGTCCACGCAGGCAGCGCCACGGCCACGCTAATTGATTTCATGTGTCGTGGCGGCACGTTGATGATTAGGCGCTTGATGCCTGTACCTTCGGCCACGGATTGGAGGTGATCACTGATGGCATCGATGTGCCAGTTGTTTTTGAAATCGACGCCCGGTTCAATCGTCGGCCAAGCTGCTTTCGTAAACTCCCTCAATGATCTGCGGTACTTCTCTGCCCTGACTTGCTCCAAGGTGAGATTGCTCAAAAGCTCGTTCAATTGCGCTGAGTTCATTTATACCAATCCTTGTGAGGTCGAGGGTTATTGTTTTTTCCTCTTGAATTTTTG